CACAAGGATTATGACACAGTATGATGTGTTTCCCGAATACAGGAAAAGAATAGACGGAAATAAAGTTACGTCTATCCATGTAGATAAAGGAGAGTTGACAACAAGGTACGCAGATGGTACAATGTCAATCGAAACAAAACAACCCAATGGGAAGTGGAAATTAACGAGGAAAAGAAAATGAAAAAGAAAGATTATATATTTATAGGGCTTTATGTATTACTGTTAGGTGGTTGGATGTCCACAGTTATAGACAGAGTTCAAGAAGAAAAAGAACAATTCACAAAAATAAATAATTTAAATAATGATTTAATTAAAATATCTAAATATGTTAGTGGCAACAGCGAGCTTCTATCGTCCTTAGATAGAGAAGTTTACAACAATTCGCTGACGTTAGAAGACGTTAGTGAAAGATTGCAAGAACAATACAAAACTAATACTACATTTTATGAAATGTATTTTAGTACTCAAGCTCAAAGAGTTGAGAAAGAAGAAGAGCCTGTTGAAGAAACAAAAGAATTAATTGAAGAAGGTAATCAGGATAAGAGTGCAACACCTCCTACAATTATAGAGCAAAAAGAAGTGGTAGTTCCTATTGAAGTACCTAGCGTTAAGATAACAACTGCTTCTTCTTGCCCGACCCCACACACAAGACTTCTTCCTTATATTAATAATGTTAGAGTAGACCGAACGTATTCATTTACTATTACTTATGATGTAGTAAATTCTGAGATAAGTAACCCACGATTTAATAAAAAAATACCAAGCAGATTAAGAAATGCAATAATAAAGTATGTTAATTCCTTTCAAACTAAAGGAGACATACAAGATTGTTATGTTCCAATAAAAATCTTAGGAGGTTAGCATGGACATAGAAGAAATTTATGAATTAAATAAAGACCAGTTTAAATTGTGGTGCAATTTTTGTCTTGACAACACTAAAGAAATGTACGAGAATAAAGACTCATACATGAATGTCTGGGATAGAGAAAAGAAAAAGTATTTAGTTTATGTTCAACGACATGAACAAACGGGAATTAAAAAGTTTTTAGAGAAAGTGCTTGACACTATCTAAAAAAAGGAGTATACTACTCCAGATTAATAACCAAGCCACAAGGAGAAAATAAAATGGCATTAGTAGAAGGAAAAGCTTATTGGGCAAGCGTAACAACGCCCAACACTACATTCGACCCAATCTATTCTGTAGATTTAGTAGTAGATGAGGAGATTGCTTCACAATTTGAAGCGTCTGGTCATAGAGTCAAAGACTTAACAGTCAAAGACCAAAGTGGAAGTCCTATATCAGTAGGCAGAGCTATCACTATAAAAAGAAAAGTTAATGGACCGAATGGAATGATTCGTAGAGCACCAAAGCTTTACAATTCCAACAAGGAAATCATTGACGACATGATTGGTAATGGTTCTACTGTTAAAGTACAGTACAACGAATACGACTGGACTTGGCAAGGTAAAGCAGGCAAAGGCTTAGATTTTAAAGCTATGCAAGTGTTAGACTTAGTACAAGTAAGTTCTGCAGATGGTTCAGAGATTGACCCATTTGGAGATGGAGAGGAGTTTTAAATGGTAGACATGACAGAACATTCAGACAAACCCTTTGTAACTATTGACAATGTTCAAGTATTTGTAGAGGATTTACCTGAAGAAGGACAAGCAGTCTTCGGAAGGCTACAAAGATTGAACCAGAAGAAAGCTAACTCAGTTCTTGATGTCGAAGAATATCAAGCAGGAATTAATTTCTTTTCTAATAGACTTGTCGCTATTTATAATGAAGAAGACCCTCAAACAGAAACACAACCTAACGATACAGACACAGCAGACAGTTAGATTGTTTTAAATATTAGGCTAGATGTTACTGTGATAATGTCTAGCCTTTTTTATGGATACCAAAATATGAACAACCCCGAAAATAAATTTATTGAAAATCATTTACCATGTAAATCATGTGGTAGTAGAGATGCTTTATCTCTTAACCAAGACGGCTCAACTAAATGTTTTAGTTGTGGAGAATTTACAAGAGCAGATATAAAACACTCAACAATTAAAGTACAGGCTACAGCAAACCCTAGACCTTTAGGTCACTTAACTTATGGAGGACAGTTTGCTACATTAATTGATAGGAGTATCTCACAAGAGACGGCAACTAAGTATGGTGTCAAAGTTATGTTTGATGCTAACGGAGAAATGACTCAGCACTTATACCCTTACTATAATAATAATGAATTAACAGCACACAAAATAAGATACATAAAAGATAAACGCTTTTCTACTGAAGGTAACTTTGAAGGTACGGGTCTGTTTGGACAGCACCTCTTTAAAGAAGGTGGTAAGTATCTTACTATTGTTGAGGGAGAATGTGATGCCATGTCTGCTTACGAATTACTAGGTAGTAAATGGGCAGTCGTTTCTATTAAACGTGGAGCACAATCAGCCGTCAAAGATATTAAAGAAAGTTTAGAGTACGTAGAAAGTTTTGATAATGTAGTCTTATGTTTTGACAAAGATAAGCAAGGACAAGATTCAGCACAAGAAGTTGCGAAGATATTAAAGCCTAACAAATGTAAGATAGTTACTTTACCTGAAGGATTTAAAGACCCCAATGATATGCTTCGTACAAAAAAGTATGAAGAGTTTACTAGGTCATGGTGGGATGCTCAAATTTATACCCCTAGTGGTATTGTCAGAGTATCAGAAAAGAAAAAAGAATTTTTAATTAGGGATAAGAGAGCAAGCGTTCTTTACCCTTGGGCAGGATTAAATAAAAAACTTATTGGTCTGCGACAAGGAGAACTTGTAACACTTACTGGTGGAACAGGACTCGGTAAGTCTAGTGTGACCAGAGAGATAGAGCATTGGCTCATCCAACGAACCGAAGATAATATAGGCATCATAGCTTTAGAAGAAGACTGGAGACGTACAGTTGATGGAGTTTTATCTATCGAAGCTAATGCTAGGTTATACATTGACGAGGTAAGAGACTCTTACAATGACACCGAGTTGACTACTATGTATGACAAAGTGTTTGGTACTGACCGAGTATTTTTACATGCTCACTTTGGTACAAATGATTTAGAAGATATCTTTTCTAAATTACGTTACCTTATTGTAGGCTGTGATTGTAAGTGGGTTATAGTAGACCATCTACATATGCTTGTTAGTTCCATGACAGAAGGAGATGAACGCAGAGCTATTGATAACATTATGACTAGGCTTCGTAGTTTAGTAGAAGAAACTGGTGCGGGAGTTATCTTAGTGTCTCATCTTCGTAGAGTACAAGGAGACAAGGGACATGAGAACGGAGTTAGTGTTAGCTTATCACACCTTAGAGGTTCTAATGCTATCGCTCAACTATCAGACTGTGTCATAGCATTAGAGCGTGACCAACAAGCCGAAGATGAATTAGAAGCTAGAACCACTAGACTTAGAATTCTTAAATCAAGATACACAGGAGAGGTAGGGTTAGCCACTTCTTTAGTGTACGACAAAGACACAGGTAGACTATCAGAATACTCAGATGATGAGTTGTTAAACAGCAAAGCAGAAGATGATAGTATGCCATTTTAAATGAGGAGTAATTATGGATTTAGTATTTGATATAGAAACAGACGGCTTAGATGCTACCTGTATACATTGTATTGTAGCAATAGATGAAACAGATAAAGTCTACTCATTCTTCTCTGATAAAATTATAGAGGGAGTAAACTTTTTACAACAAGCAGACAAACTAATTGGTCATAACATCATAGGTTTTGACATACCAATAATAAAAAAACTTACTGGTATTGATTTGTACACACCCACTAAAGTAATTGATACGTTAGTTATGTCACGTTTGTTTAAGCCAAGCCGTGAGGGTGGTCATAGTTTAGAGTCTTGGGGTTACCGCTTAGGTTTTCCGAAAGCTAAACAACCTGAGTGGAGTACCTTCACACACCAGATGTTATCTTATTGTATAGTAGATGTTAAACTAAATAAGAAATTACTCTCTGCTTTAGAGAAAGAAGCAGTAGGTTTTTCTACCGAGTCTGTTCTTTTAGAGCATGAAGTAACACACATCTTAACAGAACAAAAAGAAAATGGCTTCTTATTTAATATGAAAGAAGCTACTCTACTGGCTAGTAAACTTAGTCGTTTACTAAAAGAAACAGTAGACGAAGTACACAAAACATTTAAACCTAAATGGGTAGATGATAAGGAAGTTACCCCCAAGAAAAAGAAAGATGGTAATCTATCTAAACAAGGCTTGACGAATCAAGAATACTCTGATATACTAGAAGGAGTAAGACCCTTTAAACCTTTTATGAGACAACATTTAAAAGAATTTAACTTAGGTTCTCGTAAACAAATTGGAGAATACTTACAAGACTTTGGGTGGAAGCCTAGGGAGTTAACCCCCACAGGGTTACCAAAAATAGATGAGAGTACACTAAAAGATATAACTCATATCTATGAAGCCAAGCTTATAGCAGACTTTCTTTTGTACCAAAAAAGAATTGCTCAGATTCAATCATGGATTGAAGCAGTATCTAAAGATGAAAGAGTACATGGCTCTGTGATTTCAACAGGAGCTATTACAGGTAGGATGGCACACCGAAATCCTAACATGGCACAAGTTCCTAACACTAGCAGTCCTTACGGCTCTGAATGTAGAAGTTGTTGGATTGTAGACAAAGGAAATAAATTAGTAGGTGTTGATGCTAGTGGTTTAGAACTACGAATGTTAGCACATTATATGAACGATACAGGATACACAAATGAAATTATCAACGGAGACATACACACAACTAATCAACACCTTGCTAAACTTAAATCAAGAAATCAGGCAAAAACTTTCATCTATGCCCTATGCTACGGGGCAGGAAATGCAAAGCTTGGAAGCATCGTTGGTGGAAGTGCTAGAGCAGGTAAACAACTTAGAGAACAGTTTTTTGATAGTAACCCATCATTTAAAGCTCTTACAAAACGAGTTGAAAGAGCGTCAAGTAAAGGTTACCTCAAGGGGTTAGACGGAAGAAAGATTATGTTACGACACCAACACTCAGCATTGAATACCTTACTACAAGGTGGTGGTGCAATAGCTATGAAGAAAGCATTGGTGTTGTTATGTCAAGACATTTATACTTGCGGTAAAGAATTTAGAGAAGGAGTAAAGATTGTAGCCAACATTCATGATGAGTGGCAGATAGAAGTACCAGAACAGAATGCAGAAAGGGTAGGTAAACTAGCTGTCCTCTGTATCGAAAGAGCAGGAAAGTTTTTTAATATGAGATGCCCTTTAACAGGGGAATATAAAATAGGAGATAATTGGAATGAAACCCATTAA